GTTCTTTTTGTTTAAAAATCATCTCGTCCAAATTACCTGCTACTGTTTTGTGACTTATTATGCTTTGCGTTTCGTTCTCTATAAGCCTTGTTAATGTTCCTATTTCTTTTTCTAATTCTACCCTTCTATCTTTATGTCTTTTTTTTAATCCATCTAATTCTTCTTGTAATTCTGTTGATTTTGTAGTATATTCAGCCATTCTTAGCTCAGATTGAGCTAAAGCGTCATTAACTCGTATTAAGTCTTTTTCTAAATCTGTTTCTGCTCTTGATAATTGTTTATTTAAGTTTATAATTCTATCTAATTCTCTAATATAATCTTGTGACGTAGTAGTTACTCTCTCGTATTCGTCTTTTAGTTTTTTTGCTGACCGTTCATTTTTATTGTTTTCTTTTGTCCACTCTTGAATTTTAACTACAAGTGTAGTTACTAAAGTAACAATAGCCCCAATACCTAAACCTATTAAAGCTTTTTTAAAAGTTTTAGCACTTATAGTTGCAACTTTATTTACTTTAGCGTATAAACTTGTGGTTGCAATACCTATTTTTTCAGTAGCTACCCTTTTAGCAATAGCAACATTTAAAGCCCCTTCGCTAATCATTCTTACACCCATAGCAATAGCAATAGCACTTTGTACTCCTGTTTGTAATTTTTCTAAATTTTCACTCTCTAAACCAAGTAAAGCCATAGCCCCCTGTGCGACAGCAAAACCACCAGCAATACCTTCGCCCATTTTTAAAAACGCTTCAGCTTTCTGTTGAGGTTCGAGACCTTCCATTTGTTTATTTAGAGTTTTTACTTTACTTTCTGTTTCTTGAATATGTTGTGCTAATTTTTCAAAATCTTTACTGCCTATCGCTACACCTTTTATAGCTTCTCTCGCTTCTTCTAAACTTTTTTCTAATTCCGATATTTTAACGTTAGCATGATCTACGCCTGTTAATTCAAATTTTCCTATTATTTTTCTTGTTGCCATAATCTATTTTTTATACTGGTATTCTAATTTGGTTTAATTTAACTGCTACCACATAAGTAACATTTTTATTATTTTGCCCTGTAACTTGTATTTTTAAACTATCGTTAGTATCGTCTGCTGTTGCACTGAAAGTAATAGACAATCCGTCTGACTTTGCTAAACTATTTGTTACACTACCTACAAGGTCTGTGGTAGCCCCTACTTTTCTAATTGTTCCTTGTACTCTTTTAGTATGACTATCACCAGCACTACCAGAACTACCGCCTGTTTGATAAGCCATAAAGTCAGCAGTAAAAGTTGCTAAAAAATTATCATTTTTAAAATCAATTCTATAAGCATTTGTGCCACTTGCCCCTGTAAAACCGTCTGAAGCTTCTTCATCTGCAACTGAACCCATCTCTGTATCGCCTTCTATGTCAGTTACAGTAGTGGCTAAAGTACTGGTATATTCTCCACATATAAACAACTCTGTTGCGGTATTATCTGTTGTAGTTCCTGTTAAAATAAATTGACTTGTTTGCAAACCTTTGTTACTATTATCACGACCACCAGCACAAAGAACTTGCTCGCCAAACCTTTTTACTAAAGCCCCACGACCACCTAAAACACTACTATATCTTGTATCTATTGTATGTTCATCTGTTACGTTTACCCTTCTCCCTATTTCATGTTGCCCACCACCTAAAACGCTACAATTATTAGTATTATCACCTATATAGTTTTCAGTACCTATAAAAACACCATTTTCGTTATTACCATAAATTTCGTTATCATCACCAACTATTAGTACATTCTTCAAAAGAGTTCCAAACATTTTATTTACGCTACCAATTATTTTAGTAGTTAAACTTTTAAAAATATTCATTTCTTTTTTAAACTGATTTTCTTGCCTTTTTCTCCATTTACAAGTTTGTGTAAAGTTGTCCCACCTGTAACCAAAGTTTTTACAAATAGACCTATTAGCAACTATATCACTACCAGCACTATCTTTAAAAGAGACAGTACCGTCATCATTAAAACCTTTAATAGCACCTTTTATACTATTGCCTTCAATTCCTTTGTCTGAAAAATCACTTGTTATTGCCATTTATACTATTTTAAGTAATTCTATTTTTGTTTTATTGTTTTTGCTTCCTGCTATATATTCTAATTTATTTACCCTGTATGTTTCTCCTTTGATTCTAATAGTATCTGCAAAGCTAAAAGTTTGTATATCTGCAGGTGTTAAAAAAGTTTCATAAATAACTAACCTTGATTTACTACTAAATACTAAATTTATATAATCACGCCAATATTTAACAAACAAAGTATTTGTAGGGAAGTTTGGTGGAGTACTAAACGTATTTGTAGGGTTAAATCTATAAGGTTGTATGTTACCAAAATTTAAATCATCTGCACTACCTAAATTAGCACTCAAATAATCGTCTCCATAATGATTAAAAACTAAAATTTTACTGGCTTGTGTTAAACCACTTGTACCTGAGTTATAAACAGTTGAAGAACCTGCTGAATTTATAATCTCATACTCCCATGAACCCCCAGCTATAAGATCATGACAACCGTTGTTAAATAATATTCTAGGTTTATTTTGTATATTTTCTCCATTTTCGCCCATTATTTTAGGCATAGCGACTTGATTAGTACCACCAAAAGTTTCAAAAATAGTAGCAGAAAAAATACCTGCGTCTATTTCTATTTCTTGGTTGTCGTAGTAATCTCTATCAGTTTCGTATTTATGGCTACCGTATTCTTCTGATATATCAGATTGCTCTATATATTCTTCTTGCCCTGTATCTGCTGGGTCAGGTTGATATTTTAAAACAACTTCTTTGCTTACATCACCTATCATTTGTATATCAGCGTCTACACTATGGTCTATTTTACTTGTCCAATCTCTTACTTCTCCAGTATCTACAAAATCGCTATAAGGCTCTATCTTTAAATTCTTGGGGTTATCTTTATCTGGCTCAACAACAAGATTGAACATCTTAATCAAACTGCTAAAAAACTCCCATTGTGTATAGTTCTTTGTATTTTCTAATATCTCGCTTGGCTTAATATAAGAAAACCCTACGTCATAATAAAATTTTGATTTATCAGCAAGAGCAGTACCACTGCCAGCGTCAACAACGGTTCTTTCGTTACCAGCATTTGAAAATTGAGGGTAGCCAGAACCACTAAATTTTAAAGTAACAGTATCTCCGTCATCTAAAACAAGGTTACCAAAATCAAAGTGAAAGTCAAAATGGTTCCAAGTATTAGTATATCCTTGTGTAACAGTTCTAACAATAGGGCTTGGTTGATATGGGCTTGTATGGTGTAATTCTGCATGTATCGTTCCACCATATAAAGTATGACATCTAAACCAGCCGTAGCAGTGTGTTACTAATCCGTCTATATTAGAGGTAAAAACTTCGGTAGTGTCATTATAAGAAAAATCAGTAGTAGTAGGGAAGTTGTTCACATAAGCGTTAAAATAAAAAAGAGTAGGAGAAGCACCAGAACCAGAACCACCAGCACTACCGTTCCAAGTAGCTGTATGACTTCCGTGTGTAGCGTATAAATTATAATTTTGACCAAAAGTGTTATACAATATAGCTACGTTATCACTTTCTAAAGCTGTATAAAAACTTTCGTCAGTTGGGAAGTTTAGATCCATATACATTTTGCCAAAAGTATCACTGTTAAAAAAATCACTGGTATAAGTATAGCCAGATTCGTTAAACATTCTATTTACTAATTCTTTAATTTTTATCCAAGGTCTAAAAGTGCCATTTAAATCATTTATTTTAAATTTATTTGCAGGTAAACTTGATAGGGTATTTTGATAATATACCATAGGGTAAAGAATTTTATCACCCATAGGGTTTGTGTTACCATAAGTACCACTACCAACTGCACTTGCACCAGCACTATTCCAGCTATTCATAATAGTAGTAAAATCTAAAGTATGTTCTAAATCACTTAAAGGTAGCTCATGTAATTTTCTATTGCCTAAAAATTCACTAAAAGTTTGACTTTCGTTAAATAAACTTACTGTGTATATTATTTCACCTGTTGGTTTTTTCTTGATTTTCATTAACTGCAAATTACCGTCAAATATAACTGTACCTTGTTGCTTTAATATTGCCCTTGCTTTTCTATATGGGTTAAAAGTTGTATCTGCTGTAATTTCGTAAATATGATTAAAATATTTATTATTCTTTTTAGTACCTGGTAAATCAAAATCTTTACTATATGAACTTTTTTTGCTGTCCAGTTCTCTTACATCATTAATAGTATATGTTAAAGGTATAGTTTCATCTTGGTATAAATCTAAAGTATCTTTTTCACCTATTGGGTTAATCATTATATAGTCTATAATAGTTTTACCTACTGGGCTTGTAACATTAGCACCAATAGTATCTAATCTAATTTCTATTAATCCATTAGTTACGTTGCAAATAAATTCGTACTCATGTGTACCTACGTCATCTGCTAAAGTAACATCTGCATTTACAATATTATTACCACCCCCTGTTAGTTTTAATTTATCGTCATTACTTGCATTATTTAAATGTGAGTTATAAGATATGTGATATTTTAATTTATATTTTTGATTAAAAATACAAGCTGTTTGTTGTTTAATACTTTGATTACCATAACCAGTATTACCTAAAAATTGTAAAGCCCCACTGCCTGTTATTAAAGGTGTTGTACTTGAAGAAGCCCCAGAAGGTTCTGTAATTTGCCACCCCCCTGTTATAGCAGTACCAGTAGTATTAGCGTTATCAAACGAACTATTATTTGGTATGACGTTAACATTATCTTGTGTAAATATTATTAGCTGTGTGTTCATTATCCATTTTGTACTTTAATTCCATGTGCTTTTTCTATACTTAATTGGTATTGTATTATTTTGTTATTTGCACTTGTTTTCTTTGTGTAACTTTTATCTAAAACACAAACAGGTATCACTTTAGTACCTTCAAACATATAAACCTCTGGTGAGCTAAATAGATCTTGTAAAGCACTTGCTTCGCTTTCAGTAATTAAATGAGTATTTAAAAACAGTTTTTCAGTAGCAGAAACATTAATAGTAGCTTTACCTCTTTCGTGTATTCTTTGTCTATATGTATTTATGTTCCATTGTCCATGTTGTCTACCATAATAAGTTTTTATATTATTTACTTCTGTAACATTTTTTTGTCTAAACGTAAAATAATCAAAACCCCCTAAAGTATTTAGCCAAGCTAACCTTACTTGGTTATATCCTTTGCTATTGCAATCGTCTATTTCAAAATAGTAAATATCACTTAATTGTGTATCACTATTATTTTTAAAAACTACTGTATAATAAGCTGTATCACTTGGTACAGTTTGTCCGTCATCTATTAAATTTTGAGTACCTACACCTACATATAAAAAATTATCAAAACCAGAAGCTTTGTTACCCATAGCAATAGCGTCACCGTCAAACATTTTTGTAGTATAAGTAACAGCACTGCCAGTAGTAGAACCAGAACTGTCGTAAAAAGTTATAACAGCTTTACCAGAAGTAGAATTTGTACCAGCTAAACTATATCCGTCAAAACCATTACTATCGCCACCCACTCTAGCATACATAATATATAAAGTATGGTAATCATTACTACCTATTTTTTGCTTTATTGTACTACTTGGTGCAAACTGACTTAAAGCCCTCCTGTCAGTACCTCTTAAAAAATATGTTTGCCAGTCATTTCTAAAACCATCGTTGCCTTCTGAACTATCAGACCACTGGTTAACACCGTTCCAAAACCTAAAACCACCACTATTTACATTTGGGTTACCTGTATTACCATTACCGTCATAAACAACAACTGAACCACCTTGCGTTGTAGCGTATTCCTCGCCTACTCTTACAGAAAACATACTTGCGTTATTGTCACTTCTGCTAAAATCTCTTGCTTTATGTATGCTGTAATTTTGACCACGAGCCACTTCTTCTGCTTGTACATAATCTTGTATAATCCTAGAAACATCAAAAACACCTTTGTTTTGTGCATTAGGTTCTACTTTCAATCTTATAACTTTAGTAGTTTGTATATAAACATCTACTAAAAATTTATAATTAAAAACACCTGATATAGTTGTGCTTGTTTTTATTTGAAATATAGCGTCTGAATAAGCTGGTATAAATTTAGCTGTATTAGTACCATCATATATTTGTAAAGGTTTTATATCGTAAGTTACTGCCATAATTAATCTGTTTTAAAAGCTGTTTCCATTGTGTTTAACATATCTTCTCCAAAAGCTTTTACAAACTGGTCAGGCATATTTTTATAAACACTATCAAAAGCGTCTTGAAAAAAGTTAGTAGGTTTTATTCCGTATGATTTTATTTTTCTTGCTATTAAGAAAGTTATGCTTTTTCTAAAACCAACAGAAGATACACTTCTGCCTGTAAATCTACCAGAACTATCTCTTGGTGCTAAATTTTTTCTAACTACCCAACCGTCTAAAGCACTGCTTGGTGGCTGGTGAACTGTATAAGCATGAGGTGTATTATATTTTCTTTTTGTTCCACTTACACCCCTGTCTACATAGGTAGCATAATTTGTACCAACCCAGTCAAAAACAGGTTCACCTTTTTCAAATTTAAGTTCAAAACCTAAACTTTTATGTAAAGTACCACCTGCTACTTTCCCTTTGTCAGTTAAGTTTCTTTTGGACATTTTAACAACTCTTTTGCCAAAATCTTCTAAAAGCTTTCTTGTTCTTTCTTGTTTTTTAGTTGCCATTATTTACTTGCTACAAATATTTCTAAGTCAACTGCTGCCGTATCTGCGATAGCTGTAATATCTACTAAATCTGCTAAAGCCAAAGACAAAGCAGAGCCATTAGCGTCCATAGTGTCTACTACACCACCTGCTAAATCACCATTGTAAATAAATGATTGCCCCTTGTCTAATTTAAGAGCAAATTCACTATTATTTTCGTCTTTAAAAGTTAAGGTAACATGGTTAGCGTCATCTTTATTTGTAATTCTGATATATAGTACATCACTTTCTATAAAAGTACCATTACTGACAGCAGTACCCATAGCAATTACTGTTACTTCTGAAGCTGGTACTGTTACTATTCTTTTTGATATTTCGTCTATGTTAGATATTGTTAATGTATTTGAAGCCCCTTGCTCAGAACCATTTAAAGAAACACTTTCTGTTAAGGTTACTGTTAAAGTTGCATTTGTTATTGTTGTTGCCATTTAAAATTTATATTTAAAAATTGTTATTAAAAATTTTTTATTCTTTATTAGTTTTTTTAGTTTTTTTATCATTTTCTTTTTTTGTAGATTTTGTAAAATATTTTTGTAATCCTAGTTCCTCTACTCTTTCTGGTTTTACAGAATCAAGATTATAAAAAAAACCACCCCTTGATACTATATTGCCTTTAAATTTTGTTTTTAATTTATACATATTATTATTATTTAATTATTAATTATATGGGTTATTGCAAGCGTTATAAGTATTCATAACTGTTACTTCTAAATTAGCTTCCCAGCCACTTACCTCATTATCAAATCTTTCTGTAAAAGGCTCACAGCTAATAGTATCTTGTATTTCGTAATCTTGCATAGTTTCTAAGCCAAAGGTAGCACTGCCGTTTTTAAATTCATTTATAACGTCATTTATTACTTGCAAAGTATCACTTAATACTTCGTTTTCGTTACCTTCATCTTTGTTTACTATATCCATGACATAAAGCCTGAAATTATATGTTAATTCAGAATTATTAAAGGTTGCACTTTCAATAGACAAATGAGCATACATGTACGTTGTTTCTGTTAGATCTATTTCGTATAAATCACCAGCCACAAATGTTTTTATAAATTTATTAGCTGTTATTATATCCTCAAACTTTTTTAATATTTGATTGTATGTTATTGTGTTATGTGTTAATTCTGCCATTTATTTTTTTTTCTTGTTCTTGGTTATAATCACTCATGTAGCTCATATATGTTAAACATTCTTTAAAATTCTTTTTTGTTATTTCTTCAATATCTAAAAAGTTATTGTCAGCTATATTACAAAGTATAGCGTACCAACCCCATTTACTGTTTATGGTTTCTTCTTCAATTTTCTTATCTTCTTCAGTGTCTCCTTGTACCCCTCCTCCGTCAGTTCCTCCGTTAAATTCTCCAAAGAGTGAACTAAATTCTGTACTAACTCCTCTTTTAAAGTCAAAAAAAAAGCAGAAGCACTATGTACTATATCCATGTTTATATTGCGCATAAATTCTAGATCTTCTTCTTTTACTCCAGTATATTCTTCTATTATATATTTTGAGCCTTCTTCTTTAATAACTTTTCTATAAAGTATGCACATTATTTTAGCCATGTTTTGATATGGGTTCTCCATAGCTGTCTCTAAATCTACAAACTCGCCCATAGTCATGTTATTTAAATCTGGGTGAAAACCATAAACCTTGTCTTTACCTTGTAGCTTAAAAACTAAAGCGTTGTTTGGCTTTTTCTCTAAAAGGTGTGCTAAATGTTTATAAACTTCAAACATATATTTATATGGTATTCTGTTTATTTGATATAGTTTTAAATCAGTTAAAGCCTCAATAGTACGCATTATAATTTCTGTGTTATTTTTTTCTCCGTCCATAACATGCATAAAATCACAATACTGGTGTAGTTTAACATCACACCAGTTATCTGGTAATTCGTATTCAGTTAATTTTTTATCTTCGTAAACTTGTATTATTGCCATACACAAATAAATATAAAATTAATATTGCTGGTTTAAAAATAGAAAAAGGGGCAGTACAGAACTACACCCCTTTTCAAACAAATACCAATGAAGTTTTTAAATATAATAAATTTTATCATTGTACAAAATATTTACCAGCATTTTTATCTATCTCGTAAAACATTCTCATCATTATAGCGTCAGCATAATCTGGACTTCTACCTATTGCCTGTTTAATTTTATCTTTTGATATAATACTTAATTTAGTGTCTTTGTCTATTGCGTCTCTACGCACTTGTTCTAATTCTTGTATAATATCATTTTTAATATTTATATTACTACAATTAATATTTATTAATCTATCGTTAATCCTTTTAGCTAAGACATAGTAACATTGTGTTTTTAGGTTTTTATAGTTTTCATTATTTAAAGCTTTTCCTCCATTTTGAAAGCCCTTACAACGAAGTATATCACGACAACCACCGCCAACGCCATCGTCGTCTACGATTATATTATTTAAATTTATATTATGTTCTATTTGTAGTTTCTTTATTTGTTCTGCACATTGTGTTATAGTATTTGTATTCATGGTAATTATTTGTTTTATATTTAAACCACACCAAAGTATTATAACTGTCTTATCTTTACCAAATCTAGCAACGTCACAACTTATATAATAATCACCGTCTGATAGTTCTTTTAAATCACCAGTAAACATATCTATAATAGCGTCATACTCTATTAGTTTATCAAAACTGTCGTCATATTCCCAGTTGCCAAATAACAACCTTTGTTTGCTTATTTCATCTAATTTCTGTAATTGATCTTTATAGTGTTTACTTATATGGGGGTTGTCATCTACAAAACTTTGTATAAACTTTCTGTGTTTAGGTAAGTTGTTTTCTCTACCTGGTTTATAGAACGTATGGTAAACCCAGTTTTTTGAAGGGTTACAAGTTAAAAGCATTTTAGGGATTAAATTGTTTTCATCTAATTTATAACGTAATCTACTATTTACTATTTGCTTTGCCTTTTCACTTATTTGGTTACATTCGTCTATAAAAGCAAATGTTAATTCTAAAGAACCTAAACTGTCAAAGTTAGGATCACTTGGGTACTGAAATAAATCTTTTAAGTATACTTCACTACCATTAAAGAATTTAATAACACTGCTTTGTGCATTATAAGTATAGTGTTTATTCGCTTCTATTTGCCATTGACTACAAACTTCAAAGAAAGTGTTTAAAGTTGTCTTTTTTAAATTATCTAATTTACTACGACCAATTAAACATCTAATACCTTTATGATTTAAACAATGTGCTATGGTAAACGCACAACCTAAATAAGATTTGCCACCACCAGCAGAACCACCGAACAAGACCTCGTTAGTGGTGTCGTCTAATAGGTAATTAAACGCTTCTATTTGTTTGTCAGTTAATTTAGGTGTTATCTCTGCCATTTAAATTTATGTTTATTTTTATAGGTTCGTCATCAGTAGTCATATCTATTTGTTGCTTCTCATAAAACCCTCTTTTTTTGCCTTTACATTTTAAATAAAATATTGTAGCAGAAGTATTACCGTCTTTCATTTGTGAATGTAATTGGCTTTCTGCAAAATCTAAAGCTATGTTTTCTATTTCTTTTACAGCTTTTGCAAACTCTTGATCTTCTTTTAGCCATTTATAAAAAATACTTCTTGATATTCCTGCTAATTTAACAGCTGTTGTTACTACTCCTAAACTTTTTTCTAAAGCGTCTAAAACAGCTTCTTTTTTTATGTGTCTATTTTTGTCCATTTTTATTTCTTTTTGGTTCGTTAGTGAATGGTATATCTTCTTTGTAAGTATCCCATGCTATATTGCTTCTTTCACCTTTAATTATTTTAGGGAACAAATATCTATTATTTATTTTATGGTGTAATCTTGCACCATTTTTTTTTTGTCTTTCAGCATAGCATAAGCTAGGGAATTGAACAGGAATTACTAACGCTTTACTTAATAATTTATTTTGATTATACATTGGCGTCAAACCACCTTTTTGCTTTGCTGAACTTATTTGATTTAAAACTAACCCTGTCGCTATACTACCTGTAAATAAGCCCTCGTTCATTACATTTACAAACAAACTTGTATCACTATCTAAAGTAGATTTTTCGCCTCTATAAATAAATCTTGTATCGTAAAAGGTTGTATTCATAACTTTTTTTCTTAAAATTTTTGTATCTGGAACAGAAAACATATCACCTGTTTGACTTAATCCGAATACGCCTATTTTTTGTTTTTGCATAAATTCCTTAACCGCTCCAAATACATTTATAAAATCATTTAAAACTGCACCTCGAGTATATACTGCAAACGGTCTTACTTGGTATTGTTGTGTATCGTCATCAATAACGATATAAAATTTTATATTTATTTTTTTAGCTATATCAAAAAACATATTGCGACTTTGACCAGCAGATCTCCTTAATTCGCTAACCCTATGTACAAAATCATATTTTATTATAGATTCTTGCATATTAAATATATGTAATTTACAGCCTAGCTTTTCAGTTTCTTCTATATACTGATTAATGTCATCTGCTTCATCATCTATTACAACATGAATTTTATTTGGGTTATAACCAATTTTTTTAATAAAATACTTTGCTGTTTTTATATTATTTGGTCTATGGTAACTTGGTATAAAAATATCTATCATTATATTAAGTATTTATTTCATCATCTGTAAAATTTAATATTTTAATTAAATCGTCTTGTATAAAACCATTTAAACCGTTATCTGTTAAAACTAATCTTAATCTTTCTATTGCTTTTTTTTCTTCTTCACTTGCATTAAAAAAATAATAATTAGCAACACTTTCAAAATCTATTTTAATAAATCTATAAGCAAATAATTTTAAAATGTCTTTTTGTTTATTGCTTAACTTATATTCGTCTAACGCTTTTATTTTTTCATTAAATTTATTTAAATCTACACAATTATTTAATTTTATTTCTGGTTTATTTTTAGGTTCATAATATATTGGCTCATACTTTAAACCAGATAATAATTCTGTGTTTTTTATAGTAGGTACATTTACGCCCCAATCTTTTAAACTTTCATAGTTCCACTGGTTAGCCAAAATATCCCAATCCCAATCGCCAAAACCGATATTATCTTTAATAATAAATTGTTCTTTTTCTTCTTCGTTTAAATCACTTGCTTTTACATACCAAGTTTCTTTTATACCTAAACTTTTTAAAGCTTTTAACCTCATATTGCCACCTAAAACTATATTATTATCATCAATAACAATAGGCCGTAGCTTTAACATTTTAGGGAAGTTTTTGATACTTTTTTTTAGTTTATTAAACTTTTCTTTGCTAATAGTTCTGGGGTTTTCTTTATTAGCTTTTAATTCTGATACTTTAATTTTTTTAATCATACTTTTTATTTAAGTGTATTAAAGATGTCCAAATAGAATTTAAACAACTACTACAATTAGTTGTGTTTCTGTATTTCGTTTTGTATATTTCATTGTACAAATCTATCATTTTAGTTTTATATGAAATATCTGTTGCAGTACCTTTTTTTATATGTGGTATTAATTCTTTTAATCTTTTTAACTGTTCTTTTGTAATTACCATTTATTTAAAGGGCATTTTTCAGTGTCCATTTTAGCTTTGTCAAATACTGGACAACCACATACAGCACACTCGTTAAGAGTAGCCAAATGGTCGCAATTTAAACAAGTGTCTAATCTTTTCATATAAGTATCTACACCAACTTCTTTAAAGCCACTAAAAGCGTATTTAACATAAGCTGTTGTAAAGTTAATCAATTTTCGTAATAAAGTAGGTTTTCGGTTTTCCATGTTCTTTGTATTGTAATACCACCTTTCCGTAGTATTGGTTCTTATCATCATTTAATATTATTATGTCTTTAAAATCTAAATTGTCTAAATTAATTATGTATTCAGTTTCCCCATATTCGTTTAATATTTCTATTATGGGTATTTGATAATCAATTAATCTTTTTAAATCTTTATAAATCATAATACTTCTTTTTAATTATCTGTTTAACATTCTTTATAGTATTAAAAATACTATTTCTGCTAATACCAGTTTTCTTTGCTAAAGAAGTTAAAGAATACTGCCTACCGTCTTTTTCACCAAAAAAATAAAGTCTAAATAATTCTCTATCATACCAATATAAAGTTTTTAAAGTGCTATCTATAAACTCTAGTTTTTTTTCTATTAACTCTTTACCCTCTTTATTATTAAATATAAATTTATCACCATTAATACTATCTCGGTCTTTACCTATTACTATATGTTTGTAAAACTTTCTGTATTTATAATAATACCTACTTGTATTACTATGGTACATATTAACCATGATTCTACTAACAAAAAACAATATGCTTTTAGTATTAAGATCTTTTAGTTTATCAGCTTTACCTTTTTCTTTATACTCTAATACAACTAATAACGCTTCATGTAATAACTCGTTTGCGTCTTTTTCGTTTGATACTTGCAAAGCCACATTATAAAGTTTATCATACGTTTTTGTTATAAGTTTGTTAATATTCACATAAAAAGTTAGTAATTTTAAAAAGTATTTTTTTAGATCAAGCTAAAAAGTTATTAACACTTAATTATTGATAATGCAGACGTTGCCTTTTTCAGACCATGACTTTACAGCTTTAACGCTATAAATATAACTATCTTCTTCAGCCAAGCTATCTAATACAGATTTTATTAAATTGTCTATGTCTGGTTTTTGTTGATGTGGTTGCTTGTTCATTTGTTTTTTCTTTTTCTTACTCCAGCTTTTCGGCATAGCTATACTAAAATAAATTGTAATATCTTTTGACAGATCCCAATTTTTTTGTTCTGCTTTTTCTTTTAGTGAATCTTTAAATTTCCAGTATTTAAGTACAACTGTTCTTTTTCTCCACCTATCGCTTCTTGTCATTCTAGGTTTAGCCACTGGCTGTATATTTATTGAAATATTACTTTTGTTTAATTTAAAGCCCATTAAAATATTTTGCCTATTTGATTAGTGCCACTGCCTTTACTGTATTTATTTCTTTTTTGATATTGGTTATGTTGTTGTAACCCTATTGGTTTGCCAGTAAATTTAGATGTATTTTTAATCCATGTTTTTAAACGTCTTTTTACATCATAGGTTTTTTCAAGTTCAAACCTCATTTTAGTACCACTTTTATTTGTTTCCGTCCAATAGTTAAAAAATTCTGTTAAAATATGCTTTGGCACTTCTTGTATATATTCTTTTATTTGCTCTTTAAATTTATTCTTTCTTTTATCAATAGTTTCAGTAGGTGCTTTTTCATTTTCTATTTGGTAGTGGTTATAGTTGCAAACATTAACTAAAGTAAATTTTTTATTAGCTTCTAGTTTTATATACCCTCTTTTTTGTAATTGATTTAATTTTTTATAAAATGTACTGGGTTTCATATTTAGTTCTTCACTACCAGTTATTCTACCAGTTGCAAAACTACCTATATCTATTTTAGTGTCTAAAAAATCTTTTTTAGTATGATTAGCTTTTAATATACACCATACAAACATTCTTGTCAAATCTGCGTCTTGTATAATTCCGTTGTCTAAAATTCTTCTATGTAATTTAATCCAACCCTTCATTGTTCAAATAGTTTTGTTAAAATATTTTGTAAGTTAATAATTTTTAATTTATTATTAAAATCTTTATTATTGTGCGCTATGTCATGGCAAGTCCTACAAAGAGGTATTAAGTTTTCTATATAATCTTTACACTTGCTACCGCCCATACCCCTACTGTCTATATGGTGAACATCTACTGCAACGTCTTTACAATTACCGCAAAGTATAATGTCGTCTATTCCATAGTTGTAAAAGTCCATAACTAACTTAGTGTGTTTTTTCATACTTGACTATACTTGTCTTGAAATTCTAACTGTTTTTGTCCAGCTTCAAATACTTCTAGCATGGATCTTATTCTTTGCTCGTAGCTTTGTAACCACTCCTCAAACTCCTCTTTATTTTTAGCTATATAATAACCTTTGTTTGTGCCACATAAAAACACTATCTTATTTTTAACCCTAATATAATGTATAATTTTTCTTAATCTAGGTTTTGTTAATTTGTATTTTAAGTGATAATCTATTTTGCTACAAATGTAAGTACTTGACATAGCCCTGTCTTTGCCTACTCTTTCGTTTAATTTTTTGGTTATAATTGGTATTAGTTTTTTTTCTTCTGGTTTTAGTTCGTGGGTTTGTTCTTCAAAGTTTGTTAGCATAATTTAGTTTTTAAAAGTTCTACATTAATTTGGTCTTCTAGCTTTTGTATATCATTTGCTAAAGCAACCTGTTTTTCTTTTTTTTGTTTTAACTCCATAACTAAAGCCAAATGTTTTTTAGCTACCTTTTTATTATTACCATAATATATAGCTTTTAGCTGGTGGTATAATTTGTGGTATTCTGGGTAAAAGTGAAAGTTTTTTATTACCTTTTCATGTAATTCTTGCATATAATAAAAATTAGTCCTATCTCTATTTATATATCTATTCATTAAGCCAATTTTTACGCTTAACTCATTCATTAAAAAATTACTAACTACCTGCCTGGGTAAAGCTACGCTTAACCTTCTGCTTTTAGAGTTTAAAGATCCTTTTCTCAAACCTCTTAAAGTTTCAACGGTTCCTATAATTTCTTTTACTTTGTTATCTAACAAAACTTGTACATCTTCTTTCATATTATTCATTTAATTCGTTAATATATTTTATTAATTGTTCTTTCATATAGCTAATTTCTAACCACTCTAATAGTTCAAAAGTGCTAAAAACTATTGTAATGTCTTCGCCATTTTCATCTGTGCCACCTAAATAAACTTCATTTTCTACACACTGAAAAGTATTTATATCATGTATATTTTTAAATTGTCTTTCTTTACTGCTCATCTTTATTTATATTATTAATTATGTTTTTAAATTCTTTTTTGTCAATATTAGCAAATAGATCATAGTCATAACTAAAACCGTTTTGCCTTATTACTCTGTATTTAAAACCTAGTTTTTTCAAATGGTGACCATGTTTAATACAATTACCATGTCCGCCAGTATCTACCTTGTAATATTTTTCCTGTTTATATATCATTTAAATATATTTCTAATAGAGAAAGTAAACTGCCAAAATCTTTTTTTTCTTTTATAAGATTCTAATTCTTTTTTAAGCTCTCTGTTTTCATCTCTTAAAGATTCGTTATCTTTTTGCAATGTGCTTATTAATTTTATTTCTGAACTCATATTGATATTATTATTAGTGCTAAAAATGTGAATATTATTATTCCAAATGTTATTGCCTCCATATTTATTTAGTTATTTCTATACCAGCTTCCGTTGGTTTTTTGTATTCGTATTTGTTTTTGTATTTATAATCTGCTACTGGGTTTGTACCAGTTTTAGTACAATGATTTTTAAACCATTGGTTTAGCTTATTATATTCTTTTAAATTTTCTTTTTGTTCTTTAGTGTATTTCATGTTTATTTATTTAAAGTGCTGTTAAAGTGTTTTTATAACTATTTAAAGGTAGTTGTGGTGTTAAGCCACCAAATCAAAATACTAACGTTCAAACTCACCTACACTTATTACTAAAATGGGTTTTGTTTCTTTTCTCCGTTACAAGTCCAGTTGCTAAATTCTTCTGCTAAGTCTATTATTTCTTTAGGTGTAGCTACTTCATTTGTTATACCACTACAATTATTATAATAACTTACTGCATTCGTTAAAGCATTTTGTCTACAGATCCTAGCGTCTCTATCTGGGTTAGGTTGACTAAAACCACCACCACTATTATTTTGCATATATGCTCTTTTAACTTTAAAACCATACTGGGTTTCTGTAATTTCATAATCCATACTATCACCTACTTTAAAATTTGGTTCTGAAGTTTTTGTATTTATTTGTCCTTCGTCTCCGTTTTCAAATTTAATGTGGTGGCTATACATAGTACCGAACTTTGTTTCAAAATCGCTTTTTAATTCTATTGATTCTATTTTACTATTTTTACTCATAATTTAACTTTTATCTATTTTAAAATTGTTTTTAATTCATCTGCAATATTCTCCATACCTTTAGCTACTTCTTTCATAGTAAGCGTAAAGTAGTTTGTTTTTTGTGCTATAAAATCACCGTTAAGAAATTGTTTTACTTCACTATCAAATATAAGACCTTTTCTTATTCCTGAAAAGTACCAATTTGATTTTTTTTCTTCTCTAAAAAAATTAACAGTAATACCTTCAAATTTATTATTGTCAATATTTGTCAATAAATATACAGTTTTAAAGTATTCTTTTTCTTCTACAAAGCACACTGGTAATTCTAGATCTATTTCTTCTGTGTATTCTCTTTTAATATTAAACTTCATAATTATAATTATTTGTATAATATTGTCTTTTTATTTTTTTAATTATTCTTTTGCTATTCCACTTCATTATTAAGTAAGTAAAATAAACTCCAGCTAATAAAAAGAAAACATTAAAGGTTAATAAAAATTTTCCAGATACCAAGATACATTTATTTAAGTCCATTTGTATTTGTTGTAATTCTGTTTAATTTTTTATTGAATTACATAGCTAATATAATAATAAAATGTTAATTAAACAAAAACAATTAACAAAACTTTATTAACATAGTTATTAACAATAATAAATAATAATAATATATATAATAATATACTACTATAAAATACTAATATATATATATAGTTCTTTAATTATTAAGTTGTGTTACTTTGTTGTTACGTTGTTGTTATGATTAATAGAATTTTAATCATATAATAGGTTGTTATCTTAATTGCATAGGTTCTATTATAGGTAATCTACCATTATCTAAAATAACTGCACAACCCAGCACAGGTTTAGCTGTATGAAATTTAGCGTATGAGTACGCCCAAGATTTGTAATCAATACCACAAGGTACTTGAACACCAAATTTAAGATCATTAAGAGAAGCTGTCCAATCCACAAAACTTTGTGTGTGTATATGACCTTGAACCATAGATTTACCCCAGTTTTGTACACGCTTCATTATACCTTTACCACTACACCCTGTACCATGAACATATAAAACTTCGTCATGTACAAACTGTTCTTCAAAATTCCAACCTGGACAACCTAAAACCTCGTTAAAATCTCTAATCCAGCGTTTATCTATACCTCCGTCTTCTGCTTTACGATGTACGATTAAATCATGATTGCCTATCGTTACATCTACTTTAGGAAACGCTTTATTCCACTCTTTCATTTGTTCAATCGCCATGTCTAACTCGTATTTTGCCCCATGAGTATTTGTATTTGTGTGATGAAATGAAGCGAAATGTGAATCTATTATATCGCCAGTACAAGATACAGCGTTACACAAATATTTGTTGTAAATAGAAATGCAAAAATCTAAATAATCTGGGTGAGTATATGGCAAATGTATATCTCCTATAATCAACCTTCTTGTTTTAGGTTTTCGCAAATCTTTTACAACTTGTATTTCTTTAGGGTTTAACCTAAATTGAGGGTTAGTCATTATTTATTGCTGTCAGCTATTCCTTGACCTACAATTAAAGTAACAATAGCAATAAATACTTTGTTTACTTCTGCTTCATCAAGTCCTAAATTTCTAGCAATAACAGGTACTATGATAGCACCAATAGTATACCAAAATTTTTTAGATTTTAGCATAGCGAAAATTATGTAATTTTTCATCTTATCTATTTTTGATTATTAAACTTATTTTATTACTACAACAGCATTTGCCTATATCACTAATACAGATAGTTTTATTACAGTTTTTTTTGCAATAACATTTTAGTAATTCCATAAATGTATTAAAACATTTTCTACTTTCAAAAACTTGTACTTCGTCATCACTCCTATAATTGCCTAAAAGTATGCAACCTTTACTGTCTTTTTGTGGGTTGTTTCCAACGTGGAACAGAATAAAATCTCTATCTGGCACTTTATCAACAATAAGGTGTTCGTAATTATAGCTTTTACTTTGTTCTCCTTGTCTTATACTGCAAGTATAAACACCTTGCGGTATACAGCTTATACTTCTTTGGTTATCTTTAAAGGGTAGTTCTGCTGTATGTCCAACAAACTCACCATTTAGATATAATTTACCTAAAGTTGATTTTTCATTGAATGTATCTCTAATTAATAGTAAATTTTTCATCTTCCTTGACCTCTATATTTTTTTTGATAATTTTTAGAACCTTTTAAACTTGATGTTTTTGATTTTGCATGTACTCCTTTTCTTCTTTTTACTTTCTTCTCTCTATAAACAAATGTATTACCTCTTGCCATTTTTTCTTGCTATACGCCACCTTTCAAAAGTATAAACTATTGTAATGACTAATAATAATATTTTTAAAACAATTTCTATATCTGTTAAAGAAACAAGTAAAACACCACTATTTAAACCTCCTATTTGCATTAAATCTTTTTTTACTTCGTTAATCATTTTTATCAATTTGCTTTAGTTTTCTTATAGCCCACTCAATACCACTTGTACCGCCCCAAGCATCCCACATCAGACCACCACAACCTTCGTCATAAGGTACGTCTTTATATTGTTGATGTCTTTTAAAACTTGCCATTCTTGCTATCGTTTTTCTTGTTATTTTTTCTTTTCTTGCTAATTGTCCAGCCCTTGTCCAGCCGATACGAGTACCACAAGTAGTACCGTTTTCTTCTTTCCATTTTATAGCCCTTTTAGCGTTATTAGTAGCACTTTGTGGGTAATCGTTATAGCTTTCTAGATTTATTATGTCAGCTAAAGCATACAAAATATCAGTGTTACTAATCATTTTTTTATTACTTTTTTTTCTTTTTGTACCCTTTCTTTTTTTTCATTTAAAAATCTTTTTAAAGCTGTTTCGTTTTTTGTTTTTGGCTTATACTTCATTATGGTTTAAGATCTGGTGTTAAAAAGTCATCTAAAGTTATTTTGCCATAACGTTTACCTGTACCTTCAATATTCATAGCACTTGTATAACTAACTTTAGTAGGTGACATGTCTTCGTTTGTATTTGTAGTATATTCTGGAAACAAAGTGTTGTTATGTCTTAAATAATCCACCATACGTTTTGTATAAAATTCTGCTGTATTTCTGACTATATCCCTTAAAAACGTTATTTCGTCTTTTGAAGCACTTTGCGAATTTTCTCCTGCTTTTCTAACTATGTCTGCATTCATTATTTTATAACTTAAAAATGGTAATGCTTCGTATAATGTCCACTGAGTTAAAGCGTCTGCTATATAATCATTTAATAAAGTTGTTTCGTTTGCTGTTAAACTTGTATTTTGTATTCCGTCTTGTATAGCGTTATACAAATCAGTTCCAAGCACTGGGTGTATATGTAAATCTTGTGCTACTTTTAAATAAGGTTTTAGTAGTTCCGCGTCTACGTTACCGTTTATAGTACTGCTACTTTTTAATTTGTCTTCACTTATAAAAATACTTGTTGCCATTATTTTATTACTTTAGGGTTTTTTGTTGTCGGTCTATCTTCATTCCTTCCTCTTTTTACTATTTTTTCATTCTGCATGCCTTCGTCTGGTAAATATTCTCCTTTTGTTGTCTTTTTTCTTGTAAAATATAATCTTTGCCAAATATGTCTACAGTTATAAGATCCTTTATAGTCAAATATGTCGTAGCTACCAAATTCTTTATTTTGATTAAAAAAAGTCATAGCATTAATATCTTCTAATCTAAATATCCTTCCTTTAGCGGTATGTCTCATCATATTTCTGCAAAACTTTCTTGTAGTTTTTATTACTGCTGGTAATCCAGAAGCTGGTACATATCTATATCTAATTTTTAATCTAGCAAAACTGTTGTCTTCTTCACTTGGTAAATCTGGTCTACCAGACACTTGTCTGTCAAAAAATCTTTTTTTTAACTCTTGTTTGCTTAAATGTATATCGCCTTTAACGTCTTCTATATCTACTAAGTTATATTCTTCTAATAAATCTTCTTGGTTTTCGCCTTTGTCTTCTAAATAATCTAATATCTTTTCGCTTAATTGTTCACTAATAACTTCTTTGCCATCGTTTTTAGACGATTTAAGAGGTTTTTTGTCATTATGGAGGTTAGTATCGTCTGGGTTAGAGTTCGTTTCTTTTTCGTCCTCTATGGTATCTTCTTGGGCTTTTAATGGTTCGTAGCCAAGTTCCTCTCTAATTTCGTCAACTGTTAATACTTCTTTTAATATATCAGTATCAAATTTAGATGTAATTGGTTCTGCTTGTTTAACAGTAATAGGTAAGTGAAAGCCATTTACTTTTAATAATTTTGTAAAGCATTTTAATAATATACTTTGAAAAGGTTTTACAACTGTATTACTATATAATTCATGTGCTTGTAATAATTCATTTCTACCACCTAATTGTCCTTCGGTTTTTACGCCAAGTAACATAGGTGAAGTAACTCTATGTCCTATCATTATATTTTGTACTGTTAATTCATTTAATACTGTATATTGTTTATCAGCTTGACTTAATTGTATAGGTGTCAAAGTAGGTTCTTTTTCTTTGCTTTCACTAAAAGTTAAAACCATACGACCTGCGTTTTTAGCACCAGTAAACTTTTTAGCTATTTTGTTTTCTATCATTCTGCGTTCTTCATCTGTTGGTACGCCATTATTGAAGTTAATCCAAAAGCTAGGAGCAAAGCCATTAGCTATATTAGATAAGTGAAAGTCAGAAATCATCTCGTCTGTTAATATCCAGTTAGTACAACTTTTATAATCTGGTGCATGGTAAATATCTAAACCAGCACTATATAAACCATCATATATAATACCATTTGGGTTTGTTCTATCATTCATATTAAAAGCTGGTATAGGTTGTGGCTTATGTTCTTTTTTTCTGTAATTTTCCCAATCGTTACTTATCCAGAAAGTATCAATTTGCCCTTTTTCATTCATTTTGCCAACCCTTAATTTTTCAACTGGTATATGGTGCATACCAGCTATGCTTGTTCTGTCTTTTGACCAAATAACATTAATAGCAAAAGAACCTTGTAACTTTAGATCAAAAGCACATTTAGTAAAAACCTCGTGAAATTTAGTATTATTTATAAACTGTTTTAAAAAAGCATACTGTCCGTTAGTTTCGTCAGCGTCTATAAGTATATCTTGTCCAGCTATCATTGAACTGGTAGCGTTAACTATAGCAGAATGTGTAGAACTTGAGTTATATAGATCTATCAAAAACTGTGGGTACAAATTAGCATAGTCACCTACTCCGTAGCTTATCCAATCGTCGCCTGATTTTTCTGATATTTTAGGTGCAGATTGACTTTCTAAAAATACTTGCATTAATGGACTTAATACAGGTTTGTTTTTTTTAAGATTTGTTTTCTTTTTCATATTATGATATTGACCATTTATCTGCCAAATGAGTTATTAAATCTGATACTTCACTTGATGTAAGTTGTTTATTATAAACTCCCATTTCACCTATTACGCCGTTAGTTGGACTACTTGTATTAGATAAAGCCCCAATAAACTCTATTTGAAAGTTTGTGTCTGCGTGGTTATTAGTTGTACTTGTAGAAAGACCGACTTTGTCTCCTTCTTTATTGTATATTCTTATTTCATTGTCTGAACCTCTTGTTAATACAAGTATTTCTGGGTTTGCTGTAAAGGTATAAGCTGTTGTGCTTGTTGCAGAACCAGTATAACCAGGGTCTTGCGTTGTACCGTCTGTTAATATGTATTCAGTATTATTTAAAGAGCCACTTGTTCCTGCATTAAATCTTGTAAGTATGTTTTTGTGGTTGTAAACTCCAAATTGATTTGAGCCTGTTGTAGTTCCCGCTAAAAAGACATCTACATCAGCAGTAGCGTCTACTTCATAAACAACAAATATAGAAAATGTTTTACCTGTTGTTAAATAAGCGTTATCAAGTTGAAATTTGTCTCCGTCAAAATCTAAACTGTTTAACTCTAATTCGCTTGTATCTAAAGTTGGTCTTAATCCTGCTGTGCTTTGTGCTAAATTATAATCAGAACCACCTAAACCAGCATTAGCAAAAGACGCTTGTGCGTCACCATTAGAACCAGATATAGTACTAAAATCATACCACAAATCTAAGTTAGATATGTCGCTTGGTAAAAAACCTCCTCCAAGTATTCTTTGCCTTGTTAAACTTAATCCTAAACCTCCCCTCATATTATCCTTTTGCTGTATCAGTATGGTAACCTATTCCTAAACCAGAAGTCACAGTAATAGCTGTTACGTTTAAAAATAAAATAGTACCTGCTGGGTAAGTTTGCTGTAGTGTAGTTGTTGAGCTACCACCTCCGTCTATTTTGCAAACAGTAACTACTGTTTCAATAGGAAAGTGAACACAATAAAAATCACAAGAAGCAAGTGCTGCCGCCGAAGTAAAGATAGTTTGAGAAGTTTTGCCTAGCATTTCTGCTAATTGTTCGTTTGTACTTTGCATATTTTAAAATTTAAGGTATATGTATATAATTTGTTTCTGTTGTTGTATGAAAGTTATAAGTCACTTCTTCTGTAGTATTAGATACTTGCAAAATTCCTGTTTCTATTACACCTACTACACTTCCGTCAGTAGGGCTTAAATTACTACTGCTTGTTTGCTCGTAAACTGTATACTTCCAAGTGCCACTTGGTTTTAGTTTAACTTTACCACTTGCTGGTATTTCACTATCGTTTTCTTGCATTTTTATTTTTTCGTACCTGTCAGTAGTAACATCTACACTTTCTGGCAAAAAGTATTTCTTTTCTTTTGTTAATATATTTTCACATTCAAAAAGATAATAAACCCCAGTTGTGTTAGTTTGTTTTTCTTTCAAAGTTGTGTAAATATAATTAGTAGCCCCACGTGTTATATGTATCATACACTTATAAATATAAAAACTTATAATTTGTTTGGTAAAACACAAAAAAAAGGGCAAAAAACCTAAATTAATTGCCCTTTTATTAGATAAAAGTAGAAATATCTTAGTCAGCGTCTACTGTTACTGTAAATGCACTATTGTCAAATGGAGTAGTTGTGTAAGCCTGAACGTATAATGCTGGTTCAGATTCTGCACCAGTGAATGTTAGATCGTATCCGTTCATGTCTCCAAAACCTGCACCAGTTTGTGATGTTCCTGCTGATAGTTCCATGCCATTGTCTGCACCTAAGCACCAGATTTTGTTTTTACCATTGTCATCTTTTACATTAGTTTCAACAAATATTAACAACCTATTAACTGCTATTAAATTTATTTCGTTTCTATCACCTACTGTAAGTTTATGTAACTTAATGTTTACACTTGGCTCATAAAACACAGTGCCATTTTCTGAAGAAGGTTGTATAGTTTCTGTAAAACTTCCAGTACCTCTTGGCAACGTGTATTTAAATAAATTTGTCGTTAAGTCCAAATCGCTAACCGCCCCTGCTGTTGTAGCTACAGTTGCGTCTGCATGTTGAACAAAATAAACAGCTTTAATTCCACCTGTTGCTATTTTGCAATCAAGACCTCTACCTTTTGTTAGTTCGCAAGCCATGTTTTTTTTATTTAAAAATTATTAATTCTTTTTAAAAGGTAACAACCTACTTACTTAATTCAGTAGGTTATTTTAATCCTTGTTAGCTAATCTTTATTAGTCTAATCTTACTATGTCAGAACCTTGAGCATGCTGTGTACCAGCAGTAAACTTCGCAACAACTCTTATATTGTCACTTCCGTCTAATTCACCCATGTCTAAAACTTTTATGCTAGTGTGGTCAGAAAGTAGGTCAGTTCCAAAGAACAAGTTACTTTTTTGACCTGCTGCCATTTTATTGTCAACCATACCTGGGCAAACTGCTATTTTAATTCCGTTGTACATAGGCACAAAGTTGTCTCCCATGTTCCAAGCAAGATTTTGGTTAGCTGCTTGATTTTCTAAATACAATCTGTATGTAGCAGTAGACATATATATAAATAAGTCTTCTTTACCATAAACAGCACTTGGTATAGAAGCTGTTATGTTTACTAAATTGTCATCCAAGTTAGCTGCTGTGAAAGCTTGCCCTGCACCACCTTCGTTGTCAGCTTCAACTATTGTTGCGTCATTTTCAAAATGACCGTTACCAGCGTGCATAAAGCCAGTAAAAGAGCCAGCGTCAGAATCAAGTCCTTGCCAGATTTTTTCTTCTACATGGTCAGCTATTGTTCCTGATAAACGAGAAAAAAGAAAAGCAGTAAAATCTGCCGACATTCCTCTATCGTGAGCGCCACCTGTCATTTGTGAAGCTTGCCAATCTGCTAATAAGTCTTTTTTGCAAAGATCTACGTTTATTTGTAACTCTTTAGGGTTAAGAACTCTCTCTGTTAAAGTAACAGAACCTGCGTCTGCAAAGTCACAAGTAGCGTCAGCAATTAATCCAGATGTAGCAACTTTCGTTATGTTTCTTTTAAATTTAACGTTTTCTAAAACTGTTAAATATTCCAAACTTTTTGCAGATTTCAAAGCTGCTCCAATATACTGTCCAGCATGTTCTCCTGCATAGTTTGATGTTATACTAAATCCCATATCTATAAAATTTATTTAATTATTATTTACTTTTGTTTAAATTGTATAAAAATTTCTCGCTTTGCGACATTTTATTATACGTACTTCTACTAACTTCGTTAAACTCAACTTTATTTGAGCTAAATTTATTAGTATTAAGATTTTCAACTGCAGGTTGTTTTTTCAATTCTGCAATCTCATTATCTTTATTTTCAATTTCAGTATTCAAAGTTTCGTTAGTTCCAGATAGTTCTGCTATCTCTTTTAACAAATCGTCTTTATACTGTTTTAGCATGTCAGATACAGCACTTAAAATTTCTTCTTTGCTTGCTATATTTTCTTGTGCTATTTCTTCTTTTAGTTTTTCGCCCCAGCTATATTTTTTATCCTCTATAACTTCTGCTACTTCTTCTGCTATTTCTTCTTCTATTGTATCTTCTGATGCTTCAACTTCTTCAACTTCTTCTTCTTCTACTTCTTCTTCTACTTCTTCGTCGTCATATATTTCTGCTACAAAACCATCTTCTTCAACAGAAAAACCAACACCACTTTCTGTTTCATATTTACCTGCTGGTAAAGGCATTAAAACACCATCTTCGCCAAGTATATCTACTTTAGCACCTGGTTCTAATTGCTCAGCTTCAGATACGATAACAGTTCCGTCTGTTAAAGTTTCTTGTACTGCAAATTCTATTTTTTCTTCGCTAGCTTCAATAGGTTCTAAACCTAAAGCAACTCTAATTTTATTTTTTAAGTCCATGTTATGTTTTTTAAAAGATTATACTATACACCTATATATATAGGTTGTATTATTTTGTTTGATTTTCTTCTTGTATTATGTCATTTAAAGCCAATAATATATCGTTACTTATATCACTGCTCATTGTCTGCATTTTGTCTATAAAATAGCCCTCTATTGAAAGTCCTTTTAGTTTCTTGTCTTTGATTAATTGCCAAACTTCTGAATTTTCGATTTTCATGGTCACGAACCAAGTGCCTTTCGGTAGATTAAAACCATATAAATTTGATTTGTCTTTTTTAGGGTCTTCAACAATCCAGCTTTCTACTACACTTACACCAGATACTCTTTGTTCATGTTCTATGGTAGCGTTATTGTTTTTGAAATATTTAAGAAAGTTTTGACTTGCTTGCTTTACTGTTTCTTGCGAAAAATAAACATAGTATTCTTTATCTTTATTAGCGTCATACCTGTAAATTTGTTTGTTAGGAATCAAAGCTGGGCTAACAAGTAACTTCTTGTCTTTATCTACTTTTGCTAAAGTTAAGTTTTCTCTTTGTTTGTTAAAATAAACAAAGTCAACTTCTATTGCTGGTGCTGTAACTATTGAAATAGCGTCTATTGATAGATCTTCTGATTTTTCATCTATAACCAATTCTACTATGTCAGTAGTGTATTCTGCTCTACCTTCGTTAGCGTCTATACATTCTTGCTCAGTATCATAAGCACACATTCCATTAATTCCCCATTTGTATTTTCCGTCTTCACATTTTGTACAAGGCATAATTCTATGTTTTATCTATAAATATAATTTATATTAATTTGTTTTATAATGTTGCTCGTTTTCTAATTTTAGCTAACATGTCTTGGCTTTCTGTCATCTCGTCTGTAACTACATACGCCTTCACTATTTGGTTGGACATGTCTGGCATATCGTAACCCCCTATTTGTCCACCTTCTGCAAAGCCAACACCACCACCTGCCATATTTATTGAACTTAATAAAGGTTTATACATTTGAGCAGACCTAGAATTTATAACAACCTCGCCTGGACTTGCTAAAATAGGTACATTATCAGTAGTACCAGTACCATAGCCACCTATTGCACCACCCCTTGCAAAAACTCTTACAGGTACTAAATCTTCTGGTACAGGTGTTTCTTGTATTCTTCTTATAGTAGATACTCCTGTTGCTATTGCACTTGCTATCATGGCTGCCCTCATAACCATAGCGGCTGGGTAACCAAAAAATGTAGCATCTTTAAACATATCAAAAGAAGCAGTATTTGCATTACTAATAGCCATTTGCATATTAATCATAGCTTCAGCTATTTTTAAAGCTTTAAATTGCTTTGTACCTTCTGCAAACATACCAGAAAGCCCCCCTAAAGCTATACCTATCTGCTGAAGTCTTGACATCTCTAAGTCTAATTTTCTTTGTGTAGTTTCTTCTCCGATTCTTTTTTCTATATCTCCTCTAATTTTAGCATATTTGTCAGTTATTTGTGTTTTTAAAATTTCAAAATTTTCAAACTGCATAGCAGAAGCTAACTCATCTTCTTCTTGATGTTGTAATTTTAATAAAGCAATAGCACCTTCATCTGCTAAATTTTGTATAGCCAAATCTCTTGAAAGTTCAAGCATTTTTCTTTGCCCTCTTATTTGTAAATCTTCGTTACGTTTTCTTTCTGCTTCTTGTTCTTGGTTTCTTCTTTGTTGGTTTTGATGATTTTTTTGTCTTACTTGATCTTGTTCTTTTTGTTTAAAAATCATCTCGTCCAAATTACCTGCTACTGTTTTGTGACTTATTATGCTTTGCGTTTCGTTCTCTATAAGCCTTGTTAATGTTTC